TGGTCACCGATGGGGCCACCAATCTGGAGATTATCGCTCGCTACCCCTCCATCGCGATTCGATGTCAGGGAGCATTGGATAGGATGAGGCTGGAGCACGACCGAGCGACGGCTGGATGGAGAGACCTAGAGGTCCATTTCATCACTGGGCCTACCGGTTGCGGCAAGACCCGACACGTGATGGAGGAGTACGGGTACTCCGAAGTCTACCGTTGCACTGACAAGAAGCACCCGTTCGAGACCTACTCGGGTCAAGACGTGATTGTCTTCGAAGAGTTCCGGTCTCAGATTCGATGTGAAGACATGCTGAACTACCTCGACGGATACCCTGTCGAGTTGCCAGCGAGGTACGCGAACAAGATGGCCAAGTTCACGAAGGTGTACATTCTGACGAACATCCAATTCGACGAACTCTACCCAAAAATCCAACGTGACCATCCCGAGACGTGGGATGCGTTCAAACGCAGGGTCACATCGGTAGTGTCTCTATGGTAGCGTTCGCACCCAAGAGAGCGATGATGAGGAGCCGGCACCACCAGTCCTTGTCAGGACTTCTCGTACCATCGGTTTCCGATTTTGACACGGCCCTTCCTCCAGTTCTCAAGCCCCTTCGGACCGTAGGTCACGTGGCGGCGATTGAGTGAACTGCGCATGATGGATTTCCATCCCGAGACGTAGACGCTGATGTTGATGCGTGCAACAGGTGTGTTGCCCTCGGAGATGTTCGTGAAGACACAGTCCTCCACGAGGAAAATAATCTGACCAGCCAAGATACTCATGTACAGGGCTGGGTCAGGTCGGAACTGGAATGTGGCACTAGCATGCCCATCGCTATTGTCCAATGCAATCTGGAACGGAATCTCCTCGTAGCCTGTGTCGGCGTACTGACGGCCGCCTGCTTTGAGGTAGGTTCCCTCGTTCAGGACATAGTCCTGCTCGACCGCGTTCTGCATGATGTTCCACCCTACGGAGAAATCAGGAGTACCTGCCTGTTGATTGGAGACTGAATTGTTCCAGTTCTCGAAAATGCCAGTGGTTGACTCCGACTGGTCATTGATGTAGAGGGGGACAGGAGCACCAGCGACGACTTCGATTGACGCCTGATTCTTGAACGAACTGGCGTTAGCCAGACCCGATGTAATCAAGGGTCTCCAATCGTAGTTCATGTTGGAGCGGTAGTTGATGCCCTGCAACTTCAAGGCACGCTTGGTAGCCTGCCATCCTTCTCGCATGGCCGCACATCGACCTCGGGTCGGTGCGTAGTACCGCATCTTTCCAGAGACGGTCACAGAACCAGCATCAGAGCCGGTTGTGTCCTCAAGTTCCAGTCCAATATCCACACCGACCATCTTGAAGGTGTTGCCACCACATCTGACCATGTGCTGGAGTTGGTCGGTCAGGTGACCAGAGAGGTCGAGCAGCATGTTGCTCTGCCCTGCATTCCCACCGCCCGCTGGGCTGGGAATTGCGTGGTCGTACTCGCATGTGTGTATTTGTCCTAGAGACTTCGCCATGTACTGGCGAGGGGGCCTTTGCTTAAAGACCTCGTCAGGGGCTAGAAACGCCCCTAACAACCCGTTTTTGTCCTACTTGCTACGTGGGAACTGCACAATTGCACAGGGGTGTCTGAAGAGGTAATACTGACTCTTCATCCGTGGGCACTTTCAATCTGGGGCAGATTGATAAGTGACACCCCCCTCCCGTCTTCTCATGGCACAAAGAAAACGCCGATATTGCCTGACACTGAACAACCCCACTGACGACGAGATGCGTCGCCTAGTGGAGATGGATACGAAGAACCTCAAGAGAGGAATCTTCGGTCAAGAGGTGGGTGAGTCAGGGACTCCACACCTCCAAGGGTTCGTACATCTGAAGAACGCACAAACCTTGACTGCGTTGAAGCGAAAACTCGGTTCCAACAGATACCACGTCGAAGCCGCCCAAGGGACTGACTACGAGGCGTGGACATACTGTGCCAAAGACGGGAATATTCTCGTGAGTTGGGGTGAAGAACCCTCCATTGATGGAGAGTTGAGTGATTGGGAGCGAATCGCACAGATGGTCACCGATGGGGCCACCAATCTGGAGATTATCGCTCGCTACCCCTCCATCGCGATTCGATGTCAGGGAGCATTGGATAGGATGAGGCT